GCTAACACAATGGATGCATGGCAAACCTACCCAGTTGAGTTTCGTGGTGGTCTTATAACTAATTTATCTCCGTTGCAGCAAGGTACAAATGCACCGGGAAGCGCAAGAATATTACGTAACTTTGAGCCTTCCGTTGAGGGTGGTTACAGACGTATTGAAGGATACGATAAATACGATAGTAATATTATCCCGCCGTATGGCGCACCTGTAGTACACGGTGCTAGTCAAAGTGGTACAACTCTAATAATAGCTGCAATACATACTACACCAGTTGCAGGTGATACTTTAGAAGTAGCAGGGGTTACGGGTACTTATACGATTGCATCAGGTGGAGTTACCTACGATGCTACAAATAATAGAGCAACGCTGACCCTTTCAACTTCATTAGCTAGTAGTCCTGCAAACGCTGCTGCCGTTACTTTTAAAACAACAATATCTAATTATCTTACACTTGGTCTAGCAGCATGGGAAGACAGTGCAATTGTTTGTAAGAATGCTGACATATTTAAAACAGGTGGTAGCGGTTTTACAAAGATTAATGTGCCTGACTACGGAACACCACTTGTAAATGGAGCAAGTCAAACAGGTAGCAGTCTAGCGATTGATGGTTTAGACTCTGCCCCACAAGCAGGTGACGCATTTAAAATTGCTGGCATAGATTTAATATACACAGTTACAGCAAATGCAACAGTAACATCAGGCGGTGCTACACTAGCAATTAATCCAGCACTTGCAAGTAGTCCAGCAGATAATGCAGTAATTACTTTCTTATCGACAAGCAGAGAAAGTGCCAACAAAAGTAGATTTGCTAAATATAATTTTAACGGCACAGAAAAAATTGCAATTGTTGATGGGCTAAATGAACCAGCACTGTATGACAATACTACGTTTACAGTACTACTAGATGCACCTGCAGATGTTGTGGGTGCAACCTTTGTAGCAGAAGTTAAGAACCATTTATTCTTTGCTAAAGGTACAACAGTAACATTTACTGCGCCGTACGCAGACACAGATTTTTCAACAGCGAATGGTTCAGGAAGTATTAATGTCGGTGGTACAATTACTGCGCTGACGGTATTTAGACAACAACTAATTATTTTTACAGAAAATAGCATACACCAGCTAACTGGCACTACCATTGCAGACTTTTCGTTGCAGCCAATTACAATAGACATTGGATGCATTGATTCAGACACAATACAAGAAATAGGTGGTGACGTAATGTTTCTTGGCCCTGATGGGTTAAGACTACTTAGTGGAACAGATAGACTAGGTGATTTTGGATTAGCCGTTGTATCTAAAACAATCCAAAGCACAATGACAGGTTTTATTTCTTCAAACACGTCATTTACAAGTTGTGTAATTCGTGAAAAATCACAGTATAGAATACTTGGATATAATAATAACATTACGCAAGAAAATGCTCAAGGCATACTAGCAACGCAGTTTGCACCACAAGGCGGTGAAGGCATGGCTTGGGCAGAGACACGAGGCATACGAGCATACGTAGCGGATAGTGATTATAATCAAAACGTAGAAGTAGTACTGTTTTCAAACAATGATGGCTACCTGTACCAAATGGAAAGCGGTAACTCCTTTGACGGTATTAACATACAAACTACATTCGCTACGCCGCATCTACCAATTAGTGACCCACGTAAACGGAAAACATTTTATAAATTATTTTTGTATACTGATCCGCAAGGTAGTGTCGCATTTGACGTAAGTTTAAAACTAGACTTTGACAGTCAGGGAACTATTCAGCCAGCACCAATAAGCATTCAAAATACACAGGGTACAGTAGGATTTTTTGGAACAGGTATTTTTGGTGTAACTAGATTTGGTACTAAACTGTTAAAGTTATTTCAAACACAAGTTGTTGGTTCAGGATTTACAGTATCATTTCAATTTGAATCGGAAGACGATAATCCCCCCTACTCAATTGATGCACTAACAGTTGAGTATGGATTAAACGATAGAAGGTAGAAACTATGGGACAAGGCTACACTAGAACCGATACTATTAATAACATTGCGGATGGTAACATTATCAATGCCGCAGACTTTGATGCAGAATACGATGCTATCGAATCTTCTTTTAATAGTAGTACAGGACACTCGCACGATGGTACATCAGGCGAAGGTGGCCCTGTTACTGTGCTTGGACCCGCCCAAGACTTCGTAGCAAGTACAACAGATATCAAACCTAAAACTAATAATACATTAGATATTGGTACAACAGGGTTAAAGTTTAAAAACTTATTTATTCAAGGCACAGCTAATCTTCCTACCGTAGATATTGATGCGGGTGCTATTGATGGTGCAATTGTAGGTGCTAACTCTGCTGCCGCTGGTACGTTTACTAATCTTACTGCAAGCACTAATTTAACACTGGCAAGTGGTGCTACCGTAACCGCTATCCTTGATGAAGATAATCTTGTATCAGATAGTGATACGTCACTAGCTACACAGCAATCTATTAAAGCATATGTAGATGGTCAAATAGCAGGTAATAACGAACTTAGTGAAATATTAGCTAATGGTAATATTACTGCTGGTACAGGCATTGACCTTATAGATAACGACAAGATTAGATTTGGTACAGGTAATGATCTGGAAATATTTCATAATGCAAGTGATAGCATTATCAATGACGCTGGCACTGGCAGTCTTAAACTACAGCAAGGCGGTGCAACAAAATTAGAAGTTACATCAACGGGTGTTACAGTATCAGATGACCTTGTAGTAAATGATGATGTATCTTTGTCCTCTGACGGTGCTATCATTAATCTTGGTGCAAATAGTGAAGTAACTCTTACTCATGTACATGATGTAGGCATACTGCTTGACGTAGAAAATGCTACTACCAACGGTGTTACAGATGTACTAAAGCTACAAGCTAAAAGCACAGGCACACCTGCTGTTGGTATTGGTACAGGCATTGAGTTCTCAACTGAAACTGCAGCAAGCACAATTGAAACTGGCGGTGTAATTGAATCTGTAGCTGCTGGGTTGACACCTACTGCAGAAGAATTTGACATGATATTTAAAACTATGTCATCCGGTGCTACTGCAGCAGAACGCTTAAAGTTGAATGGTAGTGGTGCTACTATTGGTAATATCAATGTTGATGGTAACACTATTATTAGCACGGATACTAATGGTAATATTAATTTATCACCCAACGGTACAGGAACAGTTGTAGTTAATACAGACTTAGATATTGACAATATTAATATTAATGGTAACACTATTATTAGCACAAACCTTAATGGTAATATTGCCTTGACACCAAACGGTACTGGTGAAGTAGACATTAGTAAAGTTGATATTGCTGCTGGTGAGATTGACGGTACAATAATTGGTGCTAATAGTGCAGCCGCAGGTACATTTGCTGCTCTTGAAGGAACTACAGTAACTGCAAGTACAAACTTGACACTTGCCTCTGGTGCAACTGTTACTGCTATTCTTGATGAAGACAACATGGCAACAAATAGTGCTACTGCACTTGCTACACAACAGTCTATTAGAGCATACGTAACTAGTCAACTTGGTGCAGCTAGTAATGTATCAGATACTGGCATTACGTTTGACGGTTCCACAACAGGAGATAGTGTCACTACTACTCTTGCTATCACAGACCCCACATCAAACAGAACCTTTACATTTGCTGATGAATCAGGAACAGTATCTACACAGGCATTTGCAAATGGTGCAGCAGTTGCACTAGCTATTGCATTAGGATAATAAAAAAGTACTTGACAAGCCATAAAAATTATGGTATAATTAGTGTACATTAGGAGTAAATAATGGCAAACGCTTTTAAACTAAAAACCTTTGCTGGTGGTAGTACGGGTGCTAATACAGATATGACTATCTATACTGGCAAATCTAGTACTGAAACTACTATTATTGGTATGTCTATCGCTAATATCACAACAACACAGATAACTGTGGATGTAAAAATAGAAAGCGATACTTCAGATACAGAAACAAATGCAAACGTATTCTTAATAAAGGATGCGCCTATTCCTGTAGGTGGTACACTTGTACCAATAGGAGGCGACCAGAAAGTTGTATTGTTGGATACTGACGTAATTAAAGTGCAGTCAGACACAGCAAATAGCGCAGATACAATTATGAGTATTTTGGAGATAACTTAATGCCATATCTTGGTCAACGAGTTCCGGGTAATTATCAAACTACTAAAGCTGTACAACGCTTTGATGGTGATAACTCTACCACTACATTCACACTGACTACCACAGTATCTTCTGTGCAAGACGTACTGGTGTCAGTCGATGGTGTCGTACAGGATACCGCAGCCTACACCATTCCTGATGGAACTACCCTGACATTTACTGCTGCCCCTTCCTCTGGCACAGGCAACATCTTCGTAAACTACCTTGCCCCACAAGCTGGTACAATCACACCACCCGCTGAGAACAAGGGTAACTTCAAGGCTGGTGGCTTGTTCCGTACTAACGCACAATCCCTTACAGCAGATACAACCATCTTAGCTACAGAGAACGCCAACGTAACTGGTCCGTTTACTGTGGCTAGTGGTGTTACGTTAACCGTTGAAAGCGGTGGGACATTGGTGACGCTATGAGTACATTGAAGGCAGATACCATACAGAGTACAGGCGGCGGTGCGGCTACGCTGACTAAACAGACTGCGGCAAAGGCTTGGGTTAATTTTGATGGCACTACGTCTGGTCTTACAATTCGTGATAGTCTGAACAACAGTAGTATGACTGACCATACTACAGGTGATTACACTACAACACTTGCAAACGCTATGGTCAATGCTGGCTTTTCTTGCAATACCTGTGCTGGAACTGGCACTGTTACTACACAAAGTCAAATTCAAAGTTTACAAGGGATTTCTACAACAAGCATAAGAACATTGACTTACGATGGAAGTGCGTTTGATAGGACTTATGTGATGAATCAAATTTCAGGAGACCTCGCATGAGTAAGATACTTGTAAATGAACTTGCTCACACAAACGACACTACGGCTATGACTATTGATAGCAGTGGGCGTGTTGCTCTTCCTAATCGTCCTTACGCTTTTGTTGACTTTGGCGGCAGCACATATGTGTCTAAAGCTACTGGTGCAACTTTAGTTTTCGATAATGCAATTCACAATGATGGAAGTCATTATAATACAGGAACAGGAATTTTTACTTGTCCTGTTGCTGGTTTATACACTGTTCAATGTCACTTATTAAGTCAAAATGTCAGCGATTCTTATGAAGCGTGGGTTCGTCAAAATGGAACAGTTATCGCAAGAACTTATACGGCTAACAGGGCTTTGTCATTTTCTTACGCAATAAAATGTACTGCTTCACAAACTTTAGAAATAGCTATTTCTACCGCTACAAATATCTACGAAAACACAGGAACAAGTAGGTATAGCTACGCAGTTTTTACATACATAGGATAAACAAATCTGATGGCAAATTATAAAAATATTGAAGTATTAGAGCCGCCTACCCTAGCATTACATCCTGCGCTTACGGCAGAGGCTATTCTTAAAGCATCTGATTGGACGCAGATACCAGACAGCGGTTTAACAGACGCTTGCGTAGCGGCGTTTGTCACCTATCGTGCAAGCATACGCACCATACGCAAAACAAATCCAGACAGCCCAACTTGGCCTGATGCACCTACTGAGGAGTGGTCATAATGGCACTAGGAAAAATCAAAGCAGATACCCTAGAACACAGCACCGCTGGGTCACTTGATACGCAGTACGTTGTGAATGGTAGTGCGAAGGCGTGGACGTTTTTTGACGGCGGCGCAGGAACCATTGCCTACGCAGACAGCTTTAATTCAAGCACACTGACTGACATTGGAACAGGCAATCATAAATACGCATTTACTAACAACATGGACAATGCCAATTTCTCTTTCGGCGGTGCTGCAATCGTTGATGAAACAACTTTTGGCTTGTTGTCAGGTACAGAGATAGCTGGAAGTCACGCCCGTTCTACCTCTTCTTCGGGTGGCTTTTGGACTACAAACGCCGCATCTGTAAATAGTTCCGCTAATGCGAACAGCGTATCTACTCAAATCTTTGGAGACCTCGCATGACAGTGACCCCAGAGTTTCAAGGCACACACCTGTTTGACCGCCTATGCTGGGCAAAGGAAAACCTAGAGGGTGTGCAGTCAGACTATCGTGTAGTCTATGAGGACAGCATTGATGAGTGCGCTAAGATACTTGTACCTGACCCTAACTGGATGGCTTGTGCGTTACAGGGCGGCATCCT